GATTATATTAAGATTATATTAAGATTATATTAAGATTATATTAAGATTATATTAAGATTATATTAAGATTATATTAAGATTATATTAAGATTATATTAAGATTATATTATAACATTATAATAAAATGCTTTAACATAGGGATTTGTTTTAAAAGACTGCTTTGAAACATCTATAATCTTAATACTTTTTAAGCTTTTTGCACGAGATAAAGCAGTATATGCTTGTCCGCAAGTAAATATATTTTCTCCTAAATCAATTTCTAAAGCATCAATTGTCATACCTTGCGATTTATGTATAGACAAAGCATATGACACTTTTAATGGCATATGAGAAATATGATATTTATCAGTCTTTTTTGTTTCATCAATAATATCTTTGAAATATGATATATTATGTAGTTTCCCTTCAGTATCTTTAATTACTACTGAATTATCGTGTAGGTGTTTGATAACACCACGCGTTCCATTTACTATACCTTCATATATATCAATATTACGCGTTACAATTATTTGCGAGTTTTCAACTAATTCAACATCATATTTACTTATATTCTTTATATTATCTTTACTTCCCTCCGCTTTATAAATGCGGGTTTTATTACCTGATTCTTTTAATTTATTGACTTCAATATCATTTATTTTGTCAACATTAACATTTTTTGGATATAATTTAGTAGGTATAATATCTTCTTCAAATTGGGTATCTTTCAACGCATTTAAAACTCTTAAAATATTGTCGGTGCATTTGCCCTTTCTAATTATTTGTAACATTTTTTGAAATAATATATCATCATTCTGTCTAACAAGTTTATCGAGTAAAACAACCTTAATATTAGCGGGTTCCCATATTTTAGATAAAAAGCAATATATACCATTAACAGGTGCAAGTTGACAGAAATCACCAATCAATATAATTTGTATTCCTCCGAATGGTTTCTTAAGCAATTCTATGTCATTTTGACTATGTGATTTTATATAGCAAAGTATATTTGATATTTTCTCAAATAATAAAGTATCAAGCATAGAAACTTCATCAATAATTAATACATCTAATTCAACTAATCTCTTATAAATGCTAGAGTGTTTTTTAATATTAATAAAAATATCTGCGAGTGAACTATCGGTTATACCTAAACCCAAGAATGAATGTATTGTTTGACCTCCAATAATAAATGCAGCCGTTCCTGTTGTTGCTGTAAGTCCAATATTTTTTTTATTAGCATGTAATATTTCTATAATAAATTTAATTGTATAAGATTTACCGGTTCCTGCAGGGCCTGTAATTAATATATTTTCTCCATTTATTGTTTGCTCAACTGCCAACTTCTGCTTCTCATTTAGCAACTCCATATTATAGAATTATAGATTATAATATAATAATAATAATTATCATTTTTTAATTTAGCATTTATACTAATTTAATTTATTAATAAACTTTATAACTACATTATTCTTTTTATAATAATTAGTTATGAAAATATTATGGTTTCGCTGTATTTTATGTATAATTTCATTATGATATCTTTCGTCCTTTAATGGGGGATTATCAAAGAACCATTTAACTAATATATCTTTATCTATAACTTTCTTGTGATTATAATCATACTCGCGACACATATATAGGATGGCTCTTGATATAAATCCTCTCGAATAATTATTAGGCGCAAACATTTTACATTTATGATTAACATAGTTTCCAAAATCTAATGCAACCCAATTTTTATCTTTGACATTAACATCTTCGACAAACATATAATTAGACCTATTGACATTTAGGGTATTAATGGTCTTTATAATATTATGCATATCATTTGAATGCTTATTCATTAAAAGACATTGAGGGAAAATATGCTCAGCTGAAAGAAACTTATTCTTTAACTTAGAATCATCTGTATAAAAACATTTTTCTAGATATATTGAAGGCATTTTAGAATCATGTAGGATGGTTTGTTTTATTACATTATTATAAGCAAAACCTTTGATATTTACCATATTTATTAAAATTAATAATAAATATTTTAACATTCAAGTTATAATCTTTCTCTATATAACATTATCAATTTTTTTTGCAATATTAGGATATAATTTAGAAAAAAAACTGTATATATTTTCGTGTATTGTTTTATTATTATTAATATTAAATGTATCTAATAATATTTTAGATTCAAAATCTCCATGTATCCAATAATGAACCATAATCGTATCTTTGCCGTAATCCCCTTTTTTAACTTTTGTCCAATCATCAACTGTGAATGGAGCATCACCAAACTTAAGGTCATTAATGGGATAAAATAATTCACGGTCATATAAAACCGAAACTGCATCTTTGTATAGAGGTCCTCTCTTAACATTATCATCTATAATCGTTTTAAAATATGACCCTCCAAATATATCAAATTTCTTGAAAATATTCTCAGTATATTTACTAATATATTCTGGTATATTGGTTAATAACTCTTTTAACATAATATTTTTTTTATTAGCTGCAAAAAAAGCATTACATAAATAATTATCACAATTATATAACAGATTGGTTTGTCCACACGGTTCAAAACTTATATATAATTTATCTGAATTCATATCTAAAATTTCGCTAAAATCTCTTAAAATAAGAACATCTAAATCAATATATATACCTCCATAATGATAAACAAGGAGTATACGTGCAATATCACCTCTTTGCACTCCAGTTCGCGCTGATTTATAAATATTATAAAGGTGCGGGTATTCATCATTAATTAATTTTAGTATCATATCATCAGTCCAAAACATTAATTCATATCCATTAGATTTTAAAATTTTCATGTTTTCACTAACCAACCCATATATAATTGGTGGGAGATGCTTATCTTTCCACGTTTGATGAATTATTTTTGGTATCATTATATTTATAGTTATAAATATATATTAAATCTTATATAAAAAATAATTGATGAGTTTGTAGGTGATATAATCAATAGTGACAACAAGATTAATTAATTTAACATTACACCCTTTAAAAGATGGAACATATATAGAAGTAATATTAAAATCTCCAAAAATATTTAAAACCCACATGAATTTAAACATTATTATATATTGAAACATATTAATATTATTATACACACATATACCATTCTCATTAACATTTTTAATTGTCAAAAAATCTCTATACATATATACAGGCAATATATGAACAAATAAATTACAAATAAAATATTCAAAGCGAACTAAATGAAAATCTGAGATTTTATTAAATACATTATATTTTAAAATGAATGGTTTAATATCTTGGGCATAGAATAAAATATTGCTATCATATAATATAAATAAATGGAATAGTGTCATAATTTGAAATGAATTTATTGCTATAAATCTAGATATTAAATTATTATCAATATTGAAAATATTATACATCATACTATTGACAATAATCATTAATATATTCCAATTAGTAAATTGGTTTATTTTTCTACGCAGAACATCAATCTTAATAGATTGAGAATATTTTTTGCTAATAGGCATTAATGAAATTATAGTTGCTAAGAATATTTCAAACTGATTATATTCGCTATTTATATTTAATTGATATATATTATCTAAAATATGATTATGAGATATATTAGATATATTATTGCATGTTATATTTGACATTATATATTATTTTATTAATGGTTAATATCTTATATATATTTATTTTTGATAAGATATCTAGAATTACTTTGGATATTCTAATACTATTTTATAAAGGCGATGATGTTATTTTAATACCACAATAATCAACATTCTTATTTTGAAAATCCTGTTTAACATATATACCTATATTTGTAGATTCCTCTAATATCCATTTAAAATTAGTCCAAAACTCTTCAGTATGTCCTATGCTTTCTGTTGCTAAATGTGCAAACTCATGTAATACGACAAACATCATAGTATTTATATCAACTAATTTATCTTTATTTCTAAGACATAATACTATTTGCTCGCCTTTATTTACAGAATAACTGGTATACCCTGGAGTATCAACGCCTTCGCTTAATCTTTCCGGTCTAAAGTTTTTATTAAGCATAATTATTCTATCATCATCATTACCATATGTTTTCTCTAAATGTTCCAATAATATATTTAATTTATTTTTAATAGTTGCAATTAAATCTGCTGCTTCGTTTGCGTCTTCTTTGATTTGAACTGTGTATTCCTCATTATCTATATTGCTTTTAACTTTTATTAATCCTTCATTAATATAATAATTATATATATAATATATACCTAAAATTGTAATAATTAAAATAATCAAACCTTCCGAACCTATATCCATATTAATCTATTTTAATTTATTATAATAAATTAAAAATTGATTTGTATTTAAATATTTAAATCATATATTTACTTATAATGGAATTTCCAAGAAAAATTCATGAACCAATAAACAACTATGAAAATGATGTTGTATTTCAAATTACAGATATATATGACCCAGAATCAGACAGAGTAAATGTGCAAAAAGATTCTAATGACTTTTATTCTCTTTTAATTTATGGCACATCTGCTGTAGGTGCTACATATTGTGTTAATGTTAAAAATTTCATCCCTTACTTTTATATTAAACCTCCAGAAAATTGGGAAAATTTAAATAAAAATGGGTTTCGTGCAAAATTAGATGAGTTGAATGAAACACTACTTAATGGAACTTATAAAAGTCGCTATAATAATAATGGTGTATGGAATGAATATAACAAAAAAATTATTCCACGTAATCTCGAAGCACACTTTGTAAGTATTAAGATAGTTAATAAAAAAGATTTTTGGGGGTTTACAAATGATAAAATTTTTCGCTTCCTAAAAGTATCAGTTAAATCTCTTAAATTATATAATAATCTAAAGTATTATTTTAAAAGTTTGGAGAAGAATGATTTTAAGATGTATGAAACAAATATTGATCCTTTCTTGAAATATATTCATACGCAAAATATCAAACCTTGCGATTGGGTTAAAATAGAAAAAGGGGATTATGAAATGGACGAAGATATCAGTAGATGTGACTATAATATTACAACAGAATATAAAAATATTACACCTATACAAATCAATAAAATAGCACCATTACTAATAACATCTTTTGATATTGAATGTTCTAGTAGTCACGGAGATTTCCCTGTTGCTAAAAAAAATTATAGTAAGGTAGCACAAGACCTCTCAACAATTGCGAAGTTAGGTTATAAATATACACCTGAAAATATCGTGGATTGGTTGAAAACTATATATTATGAAGATATTATTATAGATACCGCAAAAGATGTTAAGATTAATCGCATTTATTCTAAGAATAAATTAGCAAATAATTATATATCGTCTATACCTCAGAAAATAGAACCGCATATTCAAAAAATAATAGAGATATTAGATATAATCGCATCATCCATTAAAAAACAATCTGGGAATAAAAAAGATGATGACCTTGATAAAGATATACAAGAAGAAGATAATGAAGATGATGAAGATGACGATGATATTAAGGGTAATAAAATGACTGTTCGTGAATTGAATGCGCAAGAATTAAAACTAACAGACATTTTAACAAAAACTTTAGTTCCCCTTGAAGGAGACAAAATAATTCAAATAGGAACTACCGTTCATATCTATGGTTCTGATAATATTGTTTATAAAAATATCATAACTTTAAACAGTTGTGATAAGATTGATGGATGTGATGTAGAACATTATGATACAGAAAAAGAGGTGTTAGTTAAATGGAAAGAACTTATGAATAACTTGAATTCTGATATTATTACTGGGTATAATATATTTGGGTTCGATATGGAGTATATATGGCAGAGAGCGACAGAATTAAATATTCTTGAAGATTTTTCGATGGGATTTGGGAGATTGATTGCTCGCAAATCATCTCTTGTAGAATTAAAGTTGTCTTCTTCGGCGTTAGGAGATAATATATTGAGATATATTGATATTGATGGAACTGTTCTAATTGATTTGCTCAAAGTTATGCAAAGAGACCAAAAATTAGATAGTTACAAACTTGATAATGTAGCATCAATATTTTTAGGAGATAATAAGAATGATTTAAAACCACAAGAGATATTTGACAAATTCAAGGGAAGTAGCGAAGACAGATGTGTTATTGCTAAATATTGTATTCAAGATTGTTGCCTTGTAAATAGGTTAATACATAAATTAAAAATACTTGAAAATAATATTGGCATGGGTAATGTATGCCTAGTTCCTCTCAATTTCTTATTTCGCAGAGGGCAAGGGATTAAGATATTTTCTTTAATTGCTAAAGAATGTATGGAGAGAGAATATCTTATACCAACTATTAAATCATATAGCGAAAATTTGGAAATAATAGACAGCGGGTATGAAGGGGCAGTTGTTTTAGAACCAAAAGAAGGTATATATTTAAATGAACCTATTGTAGTATTTGATTATGGCTCTCTTTATCCATCTTCTATGATATCTTGTAATCTTTCACACGATTGCTATTTGATGGATGAAAAATATCGCGTCGAAGACCCTAATATAGAATATAAAACAATATCTTATGATTTATACGAAGGTGTGGGAGATAAGAAAAAGAAAACTGGTGAAAAAGATTGCGTATTTGTCCAATATAAAGATGGACGCAAAGGTATTATAGCTGATGTATTAGATATGTTGCTAAAACAGAGAAAAAATACTAGAAAAAAGATAGAATACAACACAATTACTGCGAATGATGGCAAAACATATCCTGGTATTTGCACAGATAAAGGAGATTTTTATGAAGTATATAATATTGATGCTAATAGTAAAATATTAGTTCAAAAAATTAATATTCAAAGTATTAAAGAAACTTATAATATATTTGAACAGGATGTTTTAGATGCTCTTCAAGTTGCTTATAAAGTTACCGCAAATTCTTTATATGGGCAAATAGGTGCACGGACATCATCAATTTATTTAAAAGAGATTGCTGCGTGTACAACTGCTACAGGTAGAAATATGATTATGTTAGCAAAAGATTTTGTAGAAAGAAACTATGATGCTGAGGTTATATATGGAGATACAGATTCAATATTTTGTAAGTTCCCTTTGACGGACAAAGAAGGAAATCCAGTATTTGGCAAAGATGCTTTGCAATATGCGATAGATATTGGAAAGGACGTTGAGAAACATATAAATGTTCCAGAAATTATGCCTAGTCCTCAAAAATTAAATTATGAAAAATGCCTATATCCGTTTATTATCTTCAGTAAAAAGCGATATGTAGGCAATTTATATGAAATGGACACTACAAAATATAAGCAGAAATCTATGGGAATTGTATTAAAAAGGCGTGACAACGCTCAGATAGTCAAGAAGATTTATGGAGGAGTTATAAATATTATATTAGAGAAGCAAGATTTAGATGGTTCTATTGAATTCTTACAAGATGAATTGAAAAATCTTGTAGAAGGTAATACATCTATTAAGGAACTTATAATAACAAAGAGTTTAAGAGCGACATACAAAGACCCTTCGAAAATAGCTCATAAAGTGTTAGCAGATAGAATAGGCGCGAGAGACCCTGGAAATAGACCTGTAGTTAATGAGCGTATCCCATTTGTATATATAAAGACACCAGGAGGTAAAGCTACATCATTACAAGGAGATAGAATAGAGCATCCAGATTATATTGAGCAAAATAATTTGATACCTGATTATTTACATTATATTACAAATCAAATTATGAAACCTATATTGCAACTTTATGCTTTATGCTTAGAAAAATTACCTGGATATGATAAGTGTGATGAATATTGGGATGATGTAGATAAAGCACTATCTGAAAAAACAATGTATCATAATGAAATAAAAAGAAAGAACCGAATTAATAATCTTAAACTTATGATGGTAAAAGAGTTGTTATTTGACAGATTTATCAATATACTTTGCGAACCTAAAATTCCTAAAGTTAGGAAAAGTAGCAAATCTGTAAAGAGTGGTGCAAAATTGACATCTGTTGCAACTACTAATAATATTACTGATATTACTGATATTACTGATATTACTGATATTACTGATATTACTGATATTACTGATATTACTGACAGTGATATTCAAACACAACCTTTAAATTTGGATGCTACTATTAAAATTACTAAAAAGATTAAAACTGGGACTATTGTATCAACTGCCTATATTAAAAATGATAAAAAGAAGAAGATATGGGAGGAGAATAATGAAAATTGCAAAGATAAGGACCATGAAATTATAGCCTTGATTAAAAAGATAATTGCTTATAATAGCAATAATATATACTTTATAACATTAAATAATAAGGGATTTATAGATGAATATAATAGAGCATATCATTTATATAATGATTTAGTAAAAAGTAAAAAAATATATACGGAAGATACTATCGATAATATAATGAAAAAAATAATGGATACGCAAGATACAGGCAAACTAAAAGACATTAGTAATGTATATAAATATTATGATATAATAATGCTTAATAGCAAGTTTATGTTTATGTTATAATGGTATTATACAATTAAATATATATGAAACTTATTATTATTTATTTTTTAAATTGTCATGAAATATATGTAAATCATATAAAAATTGATTATTACATAATAATATAATTTTACTATGTCCTCTTACAAAGAAGAACTTGCTGAACTTGGCGAAAAAGGTTATTGTATAATAGAGAATATTCTTAATGATGAAGAAGTATCAAAATCACTAGAATATTTTAGAGAATGGTTTTCATCACATCCGCAGATTGAAGGATTGCATAGTAAAATAAGTCCGCATGGAATTATTAAGTTTCATGAAGTAGGGCAACAAAAACATGCTTGGTATATTAGAACACGCAAAAATGTTGTTAATGTTTTTAAGAATATTTGGCAGACAGATGAAGTAGTTGTAAGTTTTGATGGATGTTGTTATATTCCACCAGATTGTAAAAAGAAAGATGCTATATGGACACATACAGACCAAGCGCCAACTAAGAAAGGTTTAAAATGTATTCAGGGATTTGTTGCATTAACAAATAATAGCGAAAGAACACTTGTAGTATATGAAGGTAGTCATAAATTACATGAAGAATATGCAAAAGAATATAATTTAACATCTACAAAAGATTGGTTGCTAATAGAGCATAAATATTTAGAAAAAATTAGTGATAAAAAAAGAGTATTAAATATTAAAGCAGGTTCTTTAGTTTTATGGGATTCAAGAACATTTCATCAAAATCAGTATGGAAATAATGATACTAAAGAGGAAAGAATAGTGCAATATGTTAGTTATCTTCCGCGTTGCAATTTATCAAAGAAAATGCTTGAAAAAAGACAAAAATATTTTACAGATAGAAGAACAACATCACATTGGGCATATCCTGTAAAAGTTAATGGACAACAACCTCAAAATTATGGTGATAATAGACTAAAAATAAATTATGGCGAATTAGTAAAACCAAAACTAGATGATTTTCTAGAAGAAATTACTAAACTAATATAAATTAAGCAATAAATAAGCAAGTTTGTAAATTATATATGTTTATATTTTTTATTTTCTTTATAAAAAAATGATTGGTGGTTTATAAAATGTAAATAGAATAATGGAACACATCTATATTTTGAAGTTGAAAGAAAAAAAGTATTATATTGGCAAAACAAAAAATATTGAAAAGAGGTGGAATGACCATATTACAGGGAATGGTTCAGGGTGGACAAAAAAATACAAACCTATATCCTTAATTACAACAGTATTAAGCACATCTTATTTTGATGAAGATAAATATGTTAAAGAATATATGTCAAAATATGGAATCGAAAATGTTAGAGGCGGGACCTATTCAAATATAGAATTAGATGATAATTGCATATCAGTATTAGAAAAGGAAATAAGACATTCTAAAAACTTATGCACAAGATGCGGAAGGGATACGCATTTTATCAAGGATTGTTATGCAAATACAGATAGTAAAGGTGTAATTATAGATGATGCTAAAAGTAAAGATAAAGACTCTGTTAGTAAATATAATAAAAAACAATATGATTATAAAGCAAATAATAAAGAATTATCATCAGAAGATGATGATGAATATTTAAAAGTTAAAAATAAAAAAATTGTAAGAAAACCCTTTAAACCGTGTGATATATGCGGTTTGAAAGGACATAGGGAAGTTAATTGTTACAATTTTTGAGAAGATATATATTATATAATAAAGTAAAAAATAAATAAAAAATATATAATATAACAAATAGTTCTATAATTTTTAACTTTTAACATATTATACGTGTTTATTTAGATTTTCTACGGTTTTTCAAACTATCTTGATACTCCCGTCTTTCATAGCGTTTATAGCTTTCAGCTTCTTGGCGAGGAACAAGTCGGTATGGATTGACATAGTTTTCATATTCTTTGTGCGTTTTATTGGCGAAGGACGTTATCCAAACAATAACCATAGACATAAAGAAGGCAAGTGTAAAGCAGAAAAGGAGCTCAATTACTGAAAACATTATTTTTGATACACTAAGGCGATTTCTTCAATCTTGATGCTTAGTTGATTTGTTTCTTTGCGTATATCTTTACAAGTTTATATGCGATGATTTGTTGTGGTTGCTTTGTTTTGCTTTGTTATAATAAATTTAACAACACCAATCAATATTTATTATAATTTTAACAAAATAGAACAAATTTATTCTTTTATTTATTAAATAATTTATAAGATTAATATGTTCTAAAATATGTAAAATATGTTAAAAATTGACAATTGGTTTCTTATAAATAAAAACAAGAACTTGAATTGCGACATCCGAACATCTCTCTGAAACCAAAGACGAACGAAATAACAAATTTCAACAGTTGTGCTATGGCTCTCCAGAATGAAATAATATCTTCAAGGCGCGAAGATGTGTTACAATCATATAAGTCAGCGATTGCAACAAATTATAGGTTATTTAAAGAAGGAGATGATACTGCAACATCTGAATACATCTACCCAAATCAAATGGAAGATGCATTCAATATCGTAAATATGTTTTATCAGAAAAAATGCCGTGTTATCAGTATTCAAAAAAAGACAAAAGTTGGCGCAGATGGTCTTATGATTGAGATTGCAAAACTTCTAACAACACATATTGACGACAAGTTTGTAGTAAATCCAAATAATGTTAGAATTCTTACAGGTATGAGTAATGCTGGTTGGGAGAAAGATATGATTTGCAAAGCACCCAGTTGTTTTAAGGAGAAAATCTTTCATCATGGTAAACTTAAACAATCAAAAAAAGATCTTCAAAATATTAGTAACAGTTTGATTATTATTGATGAAATTGACACAGGAGATAAAGAAAAACAAGTTCTTCATACTTTACTAAAGGATTCGGGGATATTGGATGTAAAGCACATGGAGGAGCATAACAATTTATTTGTCTTTATCAGCGCTACTATGATTAAGGAACTTTATGACCTTTATAGTTGGGGGGAACTACATGAACTTTATAAAATGACTATTCCAGCATCTTATATTGGCCATAAGGACTTCTTGGAAAAGAAAATTATTAAAGAGTTCTATTCTTTAAATAAAAAGGAAACTGCTGATAAATGGGTTCGTGAAGATATTATTGAGAATTATGGTAATGATTATAGGGTTCATATTGTTCGTGTTAACGAAAATAACGTTGGTATGGTTCAAGATGCGTGTATTCGCAATGGTGTTTTATTCAAAAATCACACTTCAAAAGACCGTCTATCGTCAGAAGAAATAAGTAGTTTATTCAAAGAACCACTAAAGCAACATATTGTCCTTGGTATTAAGGGGCTTTTTCGTAGAGCAAATCTTATTCCAAATAGTTGGAAACTTCGTATTGGAGCGACACACGAACTATGGACAAAGACTATAGATAACAACGTCCAAATCCAAGGTCTTCCTGGTCGTATGTCTGGATATTGGCGCGATGTTATTGAAGGAGGACATAAAACAGGTCCTTATAGAACTTCAATAAAGGCGATAGAAGAATATGAAAATGCATATGAAAATCCATTTGGCGCAAATGATTACCAGTGCGCAGGATTTAAAAAGAAGAAGGGCAAAGTATTTGCAAAACCAACTATGTTAACTGCAAAGAATATTCCTAATTTAAATCCTGTAAATTTTCCAGTCGTTGAAGATAAAACTGATGAAAAATTATATAGGATTTATAAATCAGAAGAAACTATGCGATGTGTTTTATTAGAATTGTATAAACATCCTTATAACCATGAGTTTTCTAAAAATAAGGAAGGATTTATTATTGCTACAATAACTACAACTCAGACTGTCTTAAAATTATGCGATGCTATTAAAGCGGTGGATACAACTGCTGGTCTTAAGCATGTTGATGCACATAAAAGACCTGCGCCTAGAAGAGTTTGGCCATGCTATAAAGATACAAAAGATAAATCTACATTATATTTCTTAGTTCTTGTAGATCCACAAACAGTTTCGCAGGAAGAACTTAAAAACGTTGATGCGAAATACCCCGAACATATCATTATCCAATAAGAAAAATGTTATAAAAACCAAAAAAGATATTATATAATATTAAATAGTTAGTGTTGTATGTATATATTTTTTATTTGTTACAGAGAATCCATTAAAAGACGAACTAGGAGCAGTTGTATATGACCCAAAGTTATCAATATATAACCAATCGCCGACATTTAGTTCTTGATATTGTATGTCTTTGTATATACAATCCATACTGTCACAGGTTGGACCAAAAAATGTTGTATTATATATTATTTTATTTTCTTTCTTTTTTAATAATGGAATTATAATAGGTGTTTGGTGGTCGTAATTAATACAATTGAATGAACCATAAATACCGTCATTTAAATAATATTTTATAACATCACTTTCTTTTTTCTTAGCAATTACATTTATTACTAATGTATGAGTTGCCTCTGTAAAATATCTTCCTGGTTCAGCAATAAATTTTATAATATTATTATTTTTCTCATATGAAAAAAATTCGTCGACTGCTTTATTAATATTATAGCAAATATCAGCAAACATTATATTTTTATCAACACCAGGAAACCCACCGCCAATATCTATTATACTTATATTAAATCCATACTCTTGGGATATCTTATAAGTATAATGACAATCTTTAATAGCATTATAAAAACTTTTAGCATCGCTACAACCACTCCCAACATGAAAACTGAAACCAGATAAATTCATTCGCAAACTCTTTATTTTGTCAAATATTACCGGAATATTACATAAAGGACATCCGAACTTAGAGTTGAACTTGCATTTACTATTTGTATCATCGACGCAAATTCTAAGTATTATTTGTGCTTCTGGAAATAAATTGTATATTTTTTCTAATTCCTCTACGCAGTCAAAAGTCATCTTATTAATGTTGTTTCCACAAGCATATATTAGATGGGATGATATTTTACAAGGGTTTGCAAATATTATTCTATCAGGATTATTAACAATACTTAACGCATTTATTAATTCGTTTTTAGAAGCGCAGTCAAAATTACATCCTAATTTTGCTAATAAGTTTATTATTTTATTATCAGGGTTTGACTTTACCGCAAAATATGGTTGTATATATGGTAAATATCTAATCCACTTTTTAAACTGTTGCTCTACTTTTTCTAAATCAACTATATAGAATGGTTCATCATCGTATTTGTCTTTTTCGCTAATATATTTATAAATTATATCCTCGAGCTCAAAATTTATTTTATCAATATATTCATTTTTCATTTATTTTTAATAATATTTATTTTTTAATCTTATATATAAAAAAAGATAATTAATTATAAAATTGACCATGTGAATATTTTCTACTATATAAGATTATTATAAGATTATTATATAAGATTATGAACAAAGAATGTTTTGATGGAACAACTATTAAAAATTTTCTAAATTATGTGAATATTAATAATAGAAATGAACAATTTGTAATATTTGATATAGGGTCTCGTGATTGCATACAAAGTATTGAATTTTATTACGCATTTCCTAATTCAATAATTTATGCATTTGAATGTAATCCAAATACAATAGATATATGTAAAAAAAATATTGAAAATTACAAGGATAGAATTATATTAATAGAGGGTTGTGTATGTGATTATAATGGAACTATAAAATTTCATCCAATAAATAAGGAAAAAACTATAACTACGTGGCTTGATGGAAATCAAGGTGCTTCATCAATGTTTAAAAGTAATGGACAATATCCTTATAAAATGTATGTACAGGATGAAATAACAACTGATTGTCATCGTTTAGATAGCATTATTGACAAATATGGTATTTCAAAAGTTGATATTATATGGATGGACATACAAGGGGCCGAATTATTAGCATTAAAGGGTATGGGAAATAATTTACAAAATGTTAAATATATTCATACAGAAATTAGTCATAAAGAGATATATTCAGGTCAAGTAATGTTTGATGAATTAAATAATTTTATGTTAACAAATAATTTTGTTATTAAAAATAATTTATCATTATCAGGGTGGCAAGAAGATGCTATTTATGAAAATATAAATAATGATAAATTGAAATTATTTGATATAGTAATACCTGTTGGTCCTAATGATATATGTGTGTTAAGTAAACAAATAGAATATACAAAAAAAAATATCATAGGATATAGAAATATTTATTTAATTTGTTATGATCCTACAATTATTATCGAAGGTTGTATAACAATTGATGAAAAAATTTTTCCATTTTCGATTGAAACTGTGAATAAGTTTCATGAGAAACATGATGGATATGATATTAGTAGGTGTGGATGGTATTTACAACAATTATTAAAATTATATGTTCTGATAACAATACCAGAAATTTTAGAAAGATGTTTAATAATTGACTGTGACACATTTTTTTTAAAACCAATAACATTCATTAAAAATAATAAATGTTTATATAATTATGGAATAGAATATGGTGTATCGTATTTTGAACACATGTATAGTATGGATAATAATTTAACTAAAGTATATGATAATATTTCTGGTATATGTCATCATATGATGTTTGAAAAAAAATATATAATTGAATTAATAAATAAAATAGAAAATATACATAATGATAAATTTTACAATATATTTTTAAAAATGGTTACATTTATGTATGCTGGTGCATCTGAATATGAAATATATTTTAATTATGTATTTAAAAATCACCCTGATAAGATTGAATTAAGAAAATTACGATATCAAAATGTAACAACATTAAATTTTGATATTGAACAAGATACTGATTATATATCATATCATTGGTATTCTAGATCTTAATATCAAAATCAACTTACTATTTTTTAATTTTGCAAATCAGTAAAAAGATATTTAATAATTGAAGATGCTTTTTCCTTTCCAACTCCATCAACTTTACACAGCTCTTTTATTTGTTGTTCTTTAGTTTCAAAAGCTCCAATTATTTTAATAAGGTTAGCCATACATATATATTTAGAATAAATATTTTTAGCAATCACATTAGATATCATAGGTATCTGAGATATTTGCATGATAAAGCATGATTTAGTGTCTATATTATCTATCTTTTTTTTTTTAAGTTTTATAAAATCTGTATAGCTTTTTTCAGAAGTATATTCTTCATATAAAAACTTTTCAGGTTTATCTATAATTTTTGTTGATAATAATAAAATTAATGTTGTAGTCTCCTCAATATTTTTAGTATATAGAATGCGGATATTATCTCTAAACAGCGTATGTAAGTAAGCACCTTGTATCATAGATTTATTATTTGAATATATATTAGATGATAAAATGTTGTCTCCTTCAATAATATATGTAATATATTTTTGTGATACATTAGACAATAAACGAGCTTTTTGCTCTTTGTATCTACCATCTAATATAGATGCCTGTAAATCTTGAATAGTTTTTCTTTCAAAAATGTGTACTAAATTCTTATATGTTATATGGATATCCCCGAGCAATAAATTTTCTGATAATATTTCAATTTTATCTTTGTAATTATCTAGGTCTCTACTAATTATATCATTATATATATTAGTTTCCCTAGCATCAATAGTAATCAATATTTTATCACAGGTTTCCATCTTATATATAATGTATGACAAATATTACTTATATATTATTTTATAACACCAGAGTATAATAGATATGATATAAATAACATAAATAATAATATTAAAAAATATATAATAATATCTGTAATTGTAGGTATATTATATTTAGTATCTTTAGTTATTATATTATTATTTTTACACATAAAACATTCTGATACACTTATACCAGGATAAATAATAGAAAAGTCTTTACATCTTTGTTCGTCGCTTATAGTTACTTCTTTAGTAGCACTCTTTGCTTGAGCGGCTCCCATCTCTAATATCTATTTATTATGTATAAACATTATTATGTTTTAAATTCTTATTTTCTGCAACCTTATAAAAATCTTCTAACCTTGTAGTAATATCATCAACCTTTCTATTATTAAATAGGAACTGCATCAACGTAGCAGGTTCAACTGAATATTTTTTGATATTATTCCACATAAGTTCAAAGTGCACTTCGTTTTCAAAGAATGATAAAAACATATTACGCGCCTGAAACTTATCTAAATATGTCATCTCAATATCTAAATCAATTCTTCCTGAGCGCATCAAAGCATCGTCTAATTTATCTGGAAAATTAGTTGTCATAATTACAATCAACCCTTCTGGATTATTAAAACCGTCAAGGCAATTCAATATTCCATTCATAGTTATATGATTCTTCAAAGTATCATTTGTTTTTCTATCAATAAAAATGCAATCAATATCTTCCAGAACTAGAATAGATCTCTTTTCATCTTCGTTAACTTGTGAAATTGCTTCAATCATCGCTTCTTCTTTTAGTTCTGAATTAATATTTAATACACATATATTAGCATCACATTCTGATGCAATACTATGAATAATAGATGTTTTTCCTGTTCCGGGTGGTCCATGGAGCATAATATTCATTTTATATGGTATCCCATGCTTACAATATTCTTTGTATACATCCTTATTCAAAAATTTTGTAATAGGGTCTTTGATTTTATTTAAATTCTCTTTTTTTAAAAAAATACTATCAAAACTTCTTTTAGGAATTGAAGAATCATAACACCAGCAATAACCAGTCCATTTCTTTTTCATTATTTTGTCTCCTGATATTTCTGCAAACTTTTCTTTTGTCTCTTTAAATTTTTTATTAATAGCAGTTTCAAAAAACTTTGTAATTTTTTCTTTTGATGAACTTTTAAAAATTACCTTTTTAATATGATAAAATTCTTCTTTAAACTCAAATGTTTGTATTTTGTCATTTAAAATAAAATCGCAGATTTCTATTTCAATATCGTCAATAACATATTTGCCACTCTCTGGAATAAAATTATGTAAAAACATATAGTCTGAATTTTCCTTTTTATAATCTCGAAAATGTTTTCTTTCAATATTACCAAATTCACATTCCATATCAGGATTTTTGATAGCTAACAAATCATATGCATATGATAGAATTATTTTTGTATCGGTCTTATACGAATACATAGTAATTGACATTATAGAGAATACTACAAAGTAATTTAGTTATATATTATGATATAACCTTATATCATAATGCACGTAATAATATACATATATTATTAATATTATATTATAATCGTTTATGTGGTTCGACATATTCCATATCTAAGTATTTAAATATGTCTTCTTCGCTATGAATAATATCAGAAGTATCAATAATATTTTTAGAATTATCTTTTAAATCTTTAAAACCATACTCTGATAATGATAACCCTTTTTTTAATGCAATTTTTCGCATATATATATTAAAACTATATGAACCAGTAAAATAAAGTAGGGCAAAATAATAATACGAAGGGTCAGCAATTAATATATCTATTCTTCTTGCAGGTAATTCAGGAGACAATTTACATAATCCCATAAATTTATTATTACCTAATGCTAAATTTTCTATAATATAAGATTGAGATTGTAATTGAGTTATTATATCCTTTAATATTAATCCTGGTTTATTTTTAATTAATATATCGATGTCTCCCATATCCTTGTTTTTTCTTCTATAACTACCTACAAATTCAAATTCAATATCCTTGTATAAATTATTTAATATTTTATTAAATACTTTTAAATGCTTTCGTCCTTCAACAATAGGTATTCTTAAATTCATATCATCGTAATACTTTAAGCCTATTTTTTGCTTATCGTTTAATAATTCTGGATGCCCTTTTAACTCTTCAAAATCTTTAATTTTTTTCATCAATTCAGTAATTTTTGCAGGACCAATACCATAAATGCTTTTTAATTTATTACCAAGTATATATCGCGGGTCATTTAAAACATTATCAACCTCGGTAATATTACCTGTATTAATAAACTCAATTATCTTGTCTTCTATCTTCTTTCCTACTCCTTTTAACTCTTTAATATCTTCTAATGTTTTAATATTATTATCATATAATTCTATAGATGCAATAACTTTTTCATATGCTTTTACTTTGAATGGTTCATTATTAATTCTTTCATAATCTGCTAATATTTTTAGATTGTCTATTATTTTTTTATTGTTTTGCAAAATATTATTTTTATCATCTTTTTCTTTTTTTTTCATTTTTTTATCAAATGCTTCTTTATTAATACATCTTCCAGATATGGGATTTAACACTTTTCCTTCAGAACAAACCTTATCAATATTAATATTCATTATTTTTCTAATAATATGCTTTTATAAATAAATTATATATTTATAATATATTCAATTTTTATATAAATATAACATATAAAACTAATTTCAATATACAAATATATATAATATGAAAGTCAAAGATACCCTGTTTCTAAGCTTAGTTATTCTTCAAACAATCGCATGTTATATTCCTAATAATTCAATTCTTAATATGAAAATGGAAAGAATAATTCCTAGAGTGCCTCTATCTAAGCGAAGGGACATGATATTTTATAGCATAGCATTAAATACATTAAATATTAAAAAAGCAAATGCAGAGCAATCTATAATAGATAAAGTTGGCACAAAAGATATTATGAAGTATATTGAGGAAGAGCAAGCAAATATTTTTGAAAAATCAATATCTTCTGTTTGTTATATTAGCACAGAATACTCAAGTATGGCTGATAAATATAATTTAAATAAAGACGACCTCCCTAAAGGTGTGGGAACAGGATTTATATGGGATAATAAAGGGCATATTATTACTAATTTTCACGTTATTAACAAGGTAGACAAAGCGCTGGTTACAATTACAGATAATAATAGAAATAAAAAAACTTATGTAGCGAAATTAACTGGTGTTGACCCTGATACAGATTTGGCAATCCTGAAAATAGATGCACCTGAAAATGAACTTCAAGTTATAAATTATAATGATAAGGTTAAAACACGCATAGGACAATTTGCATTCGCGCTCGGTAATCCATTCGGTCAAGACCATACATTTACTACTGGAATAATTTCTGCAATTAACAGGGAAATTACTGCTCCAACAGGAAGAAAAATATATGGTATCATTCAGACAGATGCCGCTATTAATCCAGGAAATAGTGGTGGTCCTCTATTAAATAGCGATGGTGAACTTATTGGTATTAATACGGCATCTCTAGGACTTGGTGTATCAGCAGGTATTGGTTTTACAATTCCTATATCATCTGCATTAAAATCAATAAATGATATTATCAATACAGGATATGTTCAAAAAGCAATACTTGGTATTTCATATATGGAAAGGAATCCTTCTATTGTTGAATCAGAAAAAAGCGGGATTCCTATTATTACTAAAGGGATACTTATTTTAGATGTTCCTGATAAATCTCCTGCATATTTTGCAGGATTAAAGGGTGTTGAGCGAGATGAAAAAACTAGACGAGTAACTCAAATTGGAGATATTATATTGGCGATTAATAATACACCAATAAATAATCCAGATGACCTAAATACAATTCTTAAAAAGTTTAAACCAGGAGATAAAATTAATATCAAACATACGAGAATTAATAAAGAATATAATACAGAATTGACTCTGGGTAATTATAAAGGGGCGACATTTACACTTCTAGAGAATGAAAGAGGTAAAAATTTTGAAGAAGAAAGAAAACTTGTTGATATACCACTTAAAAATTTAGAACCTGTTATAGAACCTAAATTAAATTAAAAATAAGAGTGATTAGTTATATATATTAATATTGTTTTGCTGGGACAAGATAGCATCCTTCTAAATATAAATTATCATCTTCATATTTTTTAAAGGACCATCTATAAATTACATAACATATATTATTGTTATCCCTATTTTTTGGATAATACATATCATTAAATTGAATGCTATTTTGCAACATAGTTTTGTAAACTGCAGTTATTTTCATATCAACATTATAATATGCATTATTTTTGTCGTCGCTATTATTATCAATTTCTTTTTGATAATCAATAATTTCATAATCAATAAACTTACCAAGTAATAATGCATATTTTCCATCTTGAAAAGATGCTATAATGCCTCGCACATTTTTATATTTGAGAATATTTGATTTAGAACAGTATTTTTGTAAATTACTTACAGATTTTATTGGGTCATTATTACCATTTTTCTTAAAATCATTCATAATATTGTTCAAAATGCTGTCAATCTTTACTCTTGTTTTACTACTAACTTGTTTGTTATCATTATTATAATTGTCATCATTTTCGTCAATCCCCTTAATATCATTATTATTAGTATCATTTATTGAAGGTAAATTAATAGTATTTTTTTGGACTTCTATAATATCAATAATATTTAATGCTTCTTTTCTTAATTCTTCAATCGTTTTCTCTTTTGTTAAAATTGCGGCAATCGCAGGTTTAGTAATAATATAGGGAATTACGCTCGCAACTTTCCATAGTTCACGACGATGAAGATTTAACTTTGTGATATAATTAGGTTGCTGATGCGGTGGTTTATTATTTATAAATAAACTAATATTATTAATCCTATCAATAATATTAGGCATATTTGAAAATGCAAAAGATTCACATGCAAATAATAAGAATATAGATATGGTTTTGTAGATGTTCATGTAATATATAAATATATATGTTAAATTATTTTTATATGTTTGCAAAAAATATTTATAGTATTACATTATAATTTACTAAATATCAATAATAATCTAAAGTTATTTTTTCTTTGCTAAAAAGTTCATATGGCATTTGATTTAATATTACACTACCACTTGGTAGTTTTCTAATATCCGACAAAAATATTTCTGGGAAATTATGTAAACATAAATGTAAAACTTTTGCAAAAATATATAAAAATGCATCATATTGAGATTGATATATATTACCTTTTTTTGCAGTATTATCTAAAATGTCAAATAACGTTGATACCTTATCATCGGTATACATAACAGATATAAAGCAATCTATTATTCTTTGATAATCATCAATAATCAGATTGTTAATAACTCTATAATCTTTATATAGCAATATATTACTAGATAATCCAAAATCATAAATCATTACATTATATTTACATGATTTCAAATAGTAAGTTATATTTTTAAATTTATACATATAATATGTATTTTCTTTATGTTCGGTATTATCTAAATATAAAAAATTTCCCCAATGGCAATCTTCGTGAATATATCCAACAAGATTATGAAAAGAACCTACTGATATTAATGATTGAATCAAAAGGTTATATAATAATAATTTATCATCCAAAACATTTTTTATATTCAAAAGATAATATTTAAGGTCATTATCTGCAAGTTCATTAAAATTTGCCAAAGCATAGGAAGTATCCTTTAATTTATCACAGTAAGAATAACAATACATAATCAAAAAATGCTTAGATTTTTGAGTTAAAATTAATTGTTTTGTTATAGATTTCATTAATATTGTTTCTATTTTATTATTGTCTGTTGCTTCCATTACCTTTGTCGCTATATATATTGACGGACTATTATGAATATTAGTTTTATATATTGCCCCATATATGCTCTGACTTCCTATTTTTTCTTCAAGTGTTAATATATCTCTTATTTTATATGTAGAATTTTCTGTTTCCTCTAAACAATCTGTAGATTTCAAAGGTTTTGCATTTCCTTCATTTATTTTGTGTTGTATTATATTATAACGTTCTATACGCATATCTAAATTATTTCCTTTAGGCAATTGTTTAAATTCATGAGGAACTTTAGAATTAATTAGAGATGATATTTTTTGTTTCGATTTGGCTAATAGTTCTGACATTTTATCACGTGTTGCCAATATTTTTTCTCTATATGACATATTATGTGATTAATTAATAATATAATCTATTATCATATAATATAATATATTATTTTTAGATAATATAAAAGAAAAATTATAATCTAAAACTTCAGTATTTTTCCTTACCATAAATAAATATTGAGAATGATTGATATGCTAAATATATCTTAGCGTATGCGAGTTTTGCGAGGAGTTGTTAGTTTACGAGGTGCGGTTGGTTTACGAGGTGCTGTTGGTTTACGAGGTGCTGTTGGTTTACGAGGAGAACCTTTTGATACACGTCTTCTAGATACATTAGTTTGATGAAGGACTTTGTATCGACGCGTCCCTCCGTATCGTGTAAACTGTCTATTTGTTGTATTTGATGTGACAATACTGAATATTGAAGGATTTTTAGATAATTCACCATAATTTATCATTTCATTTAAACTTAATGCATTATATCTATCTGCATTAGTTTGACTTAATTCTGTCTCATATTTAATTCTCTTCTTTATCAATTCAATAGCACTAGGGTTGCTGGATACTTTCAACCAGTTTATTTTAGCTTTTATGCTTAAATTATCATAGTTCACCTGAGTAAGTTCTTGTTCCTTTTTCATTTTTCTATCTAATAATTTAATGGCTTCTGTGTTTGTATTACTTGATAAAAAATCCCAGTCTATTTTATTATGTACGCTTATGCTATTATAGTCTTTGGTGGATAGTTCATCTTCATATTCAATTTGTTTCTTTAGTAATTCAATTGCTCTTGAATTTGTATTTTTTGACATTGACCCCAATTTTATATTACCCTTATTTTCTTCTAATAGTAAAAAATCTAAAGCGCTATCACTTGGATTGCTTGATAAAGCAAACCAATTTATATCATTTGGTTTTAATATTAAATGTTTTTTTAATAATTCAATTGCTCCTTCTGCTCTATTTGCACAAAGTGCTTCACCTGATATCTTATTTGGGTAGTCTTTTAATAATTCAATTGCTTCTGAATTTTTTGATATTTCAATATTATATACATTTTGAGGGTTTTTTAACATCTCTTTTCTTAATAAAACAATTGCTTTAGGAGATTCATTTGCTGAAAAAATTTTCCAGTCAATATCTGACTCTTTTTTCTTATCCTTTTCTTCCTCTTCTAGTTTTAATCTTATTAAATCTATTGCTCCTGAATTTGTATTAGTTACTAAACTTTTCCAGTTAATTTTTGTTTTGTTTTCTTTCAATAATGTAACTGCACTTGGATTTGCTGATAATTTTTTCCAATCTATTCTTAATGATTCAACTTTTGTCCCACGTGTTGCTTTTTTTATTTCTTCTTTATAAAGTCTTATCTCTTCTTTTAATACTTCAATTGCCGCAGGATTTGTATTATTTGATAATTCTTCCCAATCTATATCTACATCCAATTTATCTAAATAATACAATGCATTTTTGTTTTGAAATAGACTACTCATATTTAATTTATCTTCAGGTATTCCATTAACTAACCTATATTCAACCAACTCGTATTTAGAATTATATAAGTCCCATAAACTATAATTTGTTATATGACGAATTGTGTCAATATTTAAATCACGAAATGACATAGATGGTGCTTTAGATTGCAAAACTCTAGCAGATGTCTTAGGTTGCGAAACTCTAGCAGATGCCTTAGGTGGCGAAACTCTAGCAGATGCCTTAGGAGGAGATAACATATCAGATGTCTTAGGTGGTGAAATCATTGCTGATGTATTAGGTTGATGAACCATATCAGATGTATTGGGTTGCAAAACCATTCGGGATTTTTTAGGTGTATTTGTAAGAATACTAAATGTTGTTTTTATTGTGTTTTCATTTTTTTTTATTGTATTATTTAAAAAATTTAATTTTTTTAATCTTACTAAATCTCCTTTATCCATTCTAATTTCCTAATAATATAAAATAATATAAAATTATAAAATGTATAACAAATGAAGTAATTACATAATATATAAATCATTTTCTGTATGTTCTAAATAGTCATATCTATCTTACTAATAAAATTATATAAGGATTACTTATTATTATAATATAAAAACAAAAAAAGAATATTATTAGTGGTAGTTTACTATAAAACTTACTTATTTTTTCAATTAATATTGCTCTGATTTATGAGCTTTGCTACCATGGCCGAGTCTGGTCCAAGGCATGACACTTAAGCTGTCACGTGCTTAGCACTCGCAGGTTCGAATCCTGCTGGTAGTAAAAACCCTTTTTATTAAGGCAATATTATTTTATAACTTATATTACAATTATATAAACTGTTAATTTTTTTAGAGTTTTTATTACACCTTTTCTCATTTAAAACGCCCATATTTTTTAAAAAATTGATATAAAATAGATAAATAAAGAATAATTAAATATCTATAAAATGTCTATTTATGAAAAAAACTTATCTGAACCTTGGTTTTCTCTAATTAAATTAAAAATTAAAAAAGTAGAAGGTAGATTAAATAAAGGGGATTTTATAAATATGAATATAGGAGATTTTATTTTATTTACAAATAATGAGTTAGGATTTGAACGCAAATTTAAAATTAAAATCAAATATATATCATATTATGATAATTTTCAAACATTCTTAGAAAACGAGACATTAGAAAAGTCTCTTCCAGGTATAGATAATATAGAAAATGGATTAAATGTTTATTATAAATATTATAAAAAAAATGATGAGTTAGAATATAAAATAAAAGCATTTACATTTTAATTTGAGCGTTTTAAATGAGAAAAGGTGTAAAAACTAAGCATAAAAATAATTATAGCGAGTATCCTTCATACTATTGTATCTATTATTAAGATACTTTTACTATTTTACAGAACCAATTTTGTTTTTCATATGTTATTTCATATTTAATATTACATTCAAAAGATACATTTTTAATTAAGAGACTGAATGAATTATAATCGTGTATATAATAATATCTATCACATTTATTATTCCATTTAAAAAAATTATCCCCTACTATAAAATTACGATAATCTTTCTGTTGTTTATTGTTTTTCTTTTCAATATCTAATGTAATTTCATATGACCATACAGATATTAGCAACTCTCCTCCTAATACTAATTGTTTAATAAGATTAATAATAGCTTCTTTTTGTTTATTGACATCATTAATATGATGTATTACAGCAATACATATTATCTTATCATATAAATAATCATTAATATCTAAAATATTATTATAATAAACGTCTAAATTCTTTTTTCTAGATATTTCTAAAAGATTATTAGAAATATCAAAGCCCTTTGTAATATAACCATGGTTAATAGCATATATCATATTTTTACCATTTCCGCAACCTGCATCTAATAGTTTTAAATTATCTTTTGTTGGTTGTAGAAAATCTTTCACGGCATTCCAAATTCTAACACGAGACCTGTCAAAATCTTTAGAAATATTATCATATTGTTCTGCTATATCAGTTATATCTGTCATTAATTATCATATTATAAATATGATATATCATTTATATAGTTTATCTTACTATAGTATCATCACCATAACCTTATAATTTATTTTGCAACTGTATATAAATATTATAAAAACTACTTTCTCTACCCTTATCTTTATCTATTATGAATTCTATATAATCTCTATAAACACATATAATATCTTCTTTAATAATTTGCATATATATAACATATAATAATATAAAATAGATTGTAAAT